GTTTCCTGATCCGCTCACCCATGATGACTTGGTAGACTCGTTAAGTTATATTGACCAACTTGCCCAGGTTCCTTATGGGGTCAACGATATTGAGTTTGATGAGCTAGAGATACTGGACGTTATTGCAGGATATTAAATTGGCGTATGCGTGGAGCAAGATATGAGGGAGCTATGTAATGCCTAAAAAGACTATGTGGGAGCAATTGGAAGATGCTCTGATTGCAGAGTTGGAATTTAAGGACTTTGTGGAAGCATTCGCTTTTATGACTGACGTTGCTGCGCTCGCAGAGGAACATGACCACCATCCTGAATGGAGCAATGTTTACAATGAGGTAACGATTCGGCTGACGACTCACGATGCAGGCAGCCAGGTAACCGATAAAGATCACAAGCTTGCCAAGGCAATCGAGGCGCTTGCGTCCGTAGAAGGCGCTATAAAGCATGTTGGTGGAAAAGACGAGGCTGGAGACTACAGGTCAGGAACTCCTGTAGAAACATATAACCCATTAGGGGAAAAAGCAAAAACAGCACAAACTTTCAAAGAGGCTGTGGAGTAAGATATGAGTGAGCTATACGAAGTAGACCCGCTCTTAGTAGAAGAATCTATTGAATCCTGGGTTATTACTAAGTGTGATGATTGGCGAGATCATTACGAATCTAACTATTCCTACCGTTTTGACGAATATTACAGGCTTTGGCGTGGTATCTGGGATTCTGCTGATAGCGAAAGGGCTTCAGAGCGATCAAGGATTATATCTCCTGCCTTGCAGCAAGCGGTTGAATCCAGTGTTGCAGAGCTTGAAGAAGCTACCTTTGGCCGTGGTAAGTGGTTTGATGTCTCAGATAATCTGGGCGACACACAGCCAGAAGATGTCCAATTCCTGAGAAACAAGCTCACTGAAGACTTTGAAGACTGTAAAGTCCGTAAGGCCGTAGCAGAGTGCTTAATCAATGCTGCTGTGTTTGGCACAGGCATTGGTGAACTGGTCATCGAAGAAATGAAAGAGATGGTTCCGGCTACCCAGCCTATCATGGGCGGTGACTTACAAGCTGTCGGTGTTAGCATCGAGGAAAGAGTTAAGGTCAAGTTAAGACCTGTCATGCCGCAGAACTTTCTGATTGACCCTGTTGCAACCTCTGTTGAGGAGGCTATGGGTGTTGCCATTGATGAATTTGTCAGTCTCCACCAGGTAGAGATACTTCAGGAGGAGGGGGTTTACAAAGAGGCTTATATTGGCCCAGCTACCCCCGACACAGACTTAGAGCCAGACCGGGATCTTACCATCCACCATGATGGCAAAGTCCGGCTGACTAAATATTACGGCCTGGTTCCAAGGGAGATGCTTGAAGCCGCCCTGGACGAAGATATAGAAGAGCTTTCTGAGGAAGTAGAAAATTCAAGGTACGTTGAAGCTATTGTCGTTATTGCTAATGGCGGTATTCTGTTAAAAGCGGAAGTTAATCCTTACATGATGCAGGATCGACCTATTATCGCCTTCCCTTGGGATGTTGTCCCAGGCAGGTTCTGGGGTCGAGGCGTATGCGAGAAGGGTTATAATTCACAAAAAGCCCTTGATACTGAGTTAAGAGCCAGAATTGATGCGTTAAGTCTGACTATTCACCCCATGATGGCGATTGATGCTACCCGACTTCCCAGAGGGTCAAAGCCTGAAATACGCCCAGGGAAGATAATCCTCACCAGTGGCGATCCCAGAGAAGTCCTACAGCCCTTTAATTTCGGGCAGGTTAACTCAATTACGTTTAACCAGGCAGCATCCTTGCAGCAAATGGTACAACAGGCTACCGGCGCAGTAGATTCGGCGGGGATTGCGGGACAGGTGAATGGCGAGGCGACAGCCGCAGGGATTTCGATGTCTCTTGGCGCAATCATTAAACGGCACAAACGTACCCTGATTAACTTCCAGCAGTCTTTTTTAATACCTTTTGTGAAGAAGGCTGCTTATCGCTACATGCAGTTTGATCCTGAGAACTACCCTGTTGCTGACTACAAGTTCAATGCCAGTAGCACTTTGGGTATTATAGCGAGAGAATATGAGGTCACACAGTTAGTTCAGTTACTACAGACGATGAAGCAGGACTCTCCGCTGTACTTAACGCTTGTTGAGTCTATTATTGACAACATGAACTTATCGAACCGTGAAGATCTTTTGACGGCGATGCGGCAAGCTATGGAGCCTAACCCGGAAGCGCAACAAATGGCGATGGCAGTACAGCAGTCTCAGCTTGAGTTCCAGCAGTCACAGACAGCAGCATTAACGGCACAATCTCAAGAGTCTGGGGCTAGAGCGGTTAAACTGGCAGTTGAAGCAGATATAGCACCAAAAGAGCTACAAATTGATCTCATTAATGCTATCACTCGAAACTTAAAAGAAGGTGATGGCGAAGATAAAGAGTTTGATCGGCGTTTAAAGACGGCTCAGACTCTCCTTAAAGAACGAGAAATCAAAGGGAAAGAAAATGTTAACAGACCACGAACTCAACCTTCTCCTGAAGGACGTAGACAGATATCTCAAACCGAAGTGGGATCGCTTAGAAGCGTTGGAGAAGATGTTCTCTGATAGACAGGAACTGCCTAAGAAAAGAGGCCGCCCTGCAAAAGTACATTCTGAGCAACTAGCATAGGAGGAAGTATGGCTTACAGCGGAAAGCCTACGAAAATAGTTCATAGCGAGAGTAAGGGCAAGAAGACTATGCCCAGGAAGGCCAAAAGAAAGAAAAGCGGTCGAACAAAGAGGTAAGACCGCAATCTTGCTATCATTAAAAGTTTGAAATATGCTAACTTAAAGGGAAAGCTATGACTCCAGAGCTTGAAACCTATTACAATAACTATAATGAGTTATTTAATCATGATGGCTTCAAACAACTCTTAAAAGACGTTTCTAACAATGCTGACCGTCTTGCCGATATACAGACAGTTAAGGATTTAGAAGAGTTATTCTTTAGAAAGGGCCAAATTGCCGCTTTTAACTCAATTATTAACCTAGAAGGTACGATTGAGGCAGGAAGAGAGCAGGTAGAGTCTGAAAATGATGTTTGATATGAAAATATTCATATCAATAGCTTCATTTGAAGACCCTTTATTAAAATATACAATAGAATCTTGTTATGAAAACGCTAAATATAAAGAAAACCTAGTATTTGGCGTATTTGACCAAAGTAATGACCATCTAACTTTTGATAGCAGTATTAATATTAGGTATAAGACCTGTGATCCTGCTGAATCCCTGGGTGTTTGTTGGGCTAGATCAAAGGTTCAAACTGAACTGATGGAGGATGAGGATTTATATTTACAGGTAGATTCTCATACTCTTTTTGGAAAAGATTGGGATGCTTACATAATAGATCAGTATGTTAAGGCTAAAACATGGGTAGATAAACCAATTCTTACTGGCTACCCAAGGTCTTTTATTGCTGTAGAAACAAAAGAATCGTTTAATTGTAATAAAGATTTAGTTTTTTTGCCAAAAAATGAATGGGACTATCCTAGTTACAAAGCTTCTACTTACGTTTTAATAGTAGATAAACCATTTCATAATGGCTTGGACTGTAGACAAAAAGGTAGGATTATTTCTCCAAAGCAATACAAAGGTTTTTTGCTTGCCGGAGGGTTTATTTTTGCAGAAAATTGCTGGACAAAAAAAGTCCCTTATGACCCAAAAATATATTTTAATGGAGAAGAAAGCACTTTAGCTTTAAGAACTTTTACGCATGGATATGACATAGTTCATGTCCCAAATGTGCCTTTGTGGCATCAATTTCATGCAGAAAATAATAAAACGCAGCGAAAAAGACATTGGGAAACAAACACTAAAGAAAGTTCTAATAAGTTGCTAAAGGCTGGCGAAGAAAGGGCTAATAAGGTATTAAGTGGACAAGATATAGGAAAGTACGGCATAGGAGACAAAAGAACATTAAAGGAATATGCTTGCTTTAGTGGTATAAACTACAAGCAAAGAACATTTTGCCCAGAAAAAGCTTCGTTTAAAGTATATGAAAATTTTGGCTGGGAAGAGTAGAATGTTAAAAGTTTACGATTTTCATTGTCCTAATGGACATGTATTTGAAAAGTTTGTTAGCAGCAACGTGACAGCCAGCAGGTGCGGTTGTGGCGAGAATGCTAAAAAAATGCTATCTGCCCCGTCTTTTATCTTAGATGGGTCTAGTGGGGATTTCCCTAGTAGACACACGAAATGGATAAAAGAACACGAAAAAGCAGGTAGAAGAAAAACCTCTCCATAATGATTTGACAATCACGGAGTTTAGTTATGTCAAGAGCGTCAATGGTTGATCTGCCCCCGGAAGAGGAACAAGCGGTCAGCGTTGAAAGTGAAGATCAAGAGATTCAGCAGCTTCCTTTAGATACAACTCTAACGGATGAAGTTGAGCAACCTCAAGAATCTCAAGTCCCGGAGAAATACTCAGGTAAATCTCTGGAGCAAGTTGTGCAGATGCACCAGGAAGCTGAAAAGCTTTTGGGCCGTCAGTCTACTGAGGTTGGAGATCTTCGCAAGGTTGTAGATGATTACATTACGAATCAAACGCAACAACCAGCACCCCAACAAGAAGTTGGGTCCGAAGATGAATTGGATTATTTTACAGATCCTGAAGGAGCCGTTAATCGGGCTATTGATAACCATCCTAAAATTAGGGAGGCTGAAGAGTACACTGCTAGGTTCAAGAAACAAACGTCCTTAGCGGAGCTACAAAGCAAACATCCTGACATGAAAGAAATCCTCAGTGATGAGAATTTTATCGCATGGAAAGATGAATCTAATATTAGGAAACAGTTATTCGCAGAGGCAGATAAAAATTATAATGCTGAAGCTGGCGATGAACTTTTTACAACTTGGAAAAGTATAACAAGTGCCGGAAGAGAAATTGCTCAGCAAACCGCTAATCTAGAAAAGCAGACGAGGAAGCAGCAGATTAAATCAGCCAATACAGGTAGCGCACAAGGCAGTTCAGAGAGGCCACGTAAAAAAACTTATCGTAGGACCGACATTATTAAACTTATGAGAACAGACCCAGAAAGGTATCAAGCTTTAGCAGAAGAAATTCTAATAGCGTACCAGGAGGGTCGAGTCAAATAACTTAGGAGAAGTTAATCATGGCTACAGCAACATATCCTGGCGCGGCGGGTAACACCGCTGTTACAGAGGCGGCAACATTCATACCTGAAATATGGTCTGATGAAATTGTCGCTGCTTATCAGAAAAACTTAAAAATGGCTCCGCTTGTCAAAAAGATTGCTATGAACGGCAAGAAAGGCGACAAGTTGCACATTCCCAAGCCCACTCGCGGTGACGCTAATGCTAAGGCTGCTGATAC